GACGACCTTAGCGGCTGCTGCAGAGCCTTCTACGAGTGCCTGAGAAAGTGCATCAAGAGACTTGAGATCACCCAGGAACTCTTCGACTCTACCTCGTCCGTAGTTCTCACCGTCAACAGAGTTGAACCGGAGAACCAACCAAGGGTTAGCATCTTTAGGAGCTTTGCCTTCAGTGCCAGGGACTCGCTTACCAAACGCTTCTTGATGCCACAACCAACGGTTGTTATCAAGGCGCACGTGGGTATACACTTCTACGTCATCTTCATGAGCGTAGTTGCGTTCATTAACTTGATAGTCTTTTTCTTGAAGCTCTTTAGGAAGAAGCTTCTTGTTAATCAATTCTTTGGTGACGATCTCAATTACGTTACCGTTACCGTCTCGATCCACTACGTAGCGGTTCAATGGATAATGCTTAAGCCCATCTTTGCCCATGTAGATAAGTGCATTGCCACCAACAACAAGGTGTTTGATGGCTTGGTGAACGACAACACGATCACTGGAAGCAGCAATCGAGTCCATCACCATGCGTTCAATCTTGGCAAAACTCAGGTCAAGTTCAGAGCGGATCTCAGCAGGCAACTCAGTGCCAAGCTTATCATCACGAATTTGAAGCTTGAAGAAGGTAGTCTGAGGAGGAAGCAATGCAAGCATAAGCTTGGCTGCCAACGTGACTACCGACTTAGCTCCTACTGATTGCCAAGGCTGCTTAAGGGACTTGTGGGAAATCCTATGCTCATCACGTTGGATAAGATAAGGAATCGTAAGCTCAGAGCATTCAACCGCAGTTTGGAGAAAGTTAGTACGGTAACTACTTAGATGATCGTACCTTGATTTAGCATTCATCTAATTAACCAACGTTAGTTCCACTTGTACCCAGGTCAATGTTAGTACCAGGAGTACGATTAATACGAAGAGAAGAAACACTAGCGGTTTTACCAGGAGCCTTTTGCCTGGTACGCATTAGCGGAGTTGTAGCCTCAGTAGCTGTTTTAACTTTTACAGGAGCTTTAGAAGACTCTGCAATCATCTGCAGAGCAGCCACTTGTTGTTTGTTGGCTTCCTCTTGAAAAGCTCTCATACGCTCTTCTTGAGCACGGCGCTCACGCTCAGCAATTTCTCTCATTGCTCCGGCTTCAGCAGCAGCACGGCGCTTTTCTTCTTCGATATGATGTTGTGGTCTGCCTCCACACATAATTTAATCCTCTTGGGTAAGACGTGTTCGTATCCATTCCACAACACTTGCTTGACCAGACCGATACATGATCTGGTTAAGCGAAGTGTCAGGAGTAGGGTTGATGGGTGGATAAAGTTCCTCTAGCTCAGCCAACAACTTTTCAACAGTCAGAAGGTTAAGCGTATTGAGGGAGGTTAGGGTTTGCATGTTCAAAGAACGCTGGCATCCGTGCTCGCTTGGTATCGGAAAGCTCAGGAGCTTTACCTTCATACATCAGGCGATCACTTGCATCCAGCCAAAATTTTTTGTTCAAATACTTATTGGAGTCTACCCCAGAAAGGGGTTGCATCACCCAATTTATAGTTGCTTTACGGAGCTTGTCAAGAGAAGGGCTCCAATCAAGACCGAGCTCCCTACACACAAGACTATTTGTAGCCACGTGTACTTGTTCATCACGAGAAATGTCTGCAGATACAGTCCTCAGTCCTGCGTCACCATTGAAACGGAAAAAGGGGAGAAGGACGAAGAAAATTGCACGCTCGGCCACCATCGCTTTGAGGACCGTGTGATCTGGATGTTCAATCCATGCATCCCTAAGTCGGATGGCTTCGGATTCAGCCTTCTCATCCACGCCCAAAGCGTTGGTGATGTAACCGAGTGCAAGGTCATGCTTTTCCTCATCCCGGATGTTGGATTGTAGTAAACCCACTGACGTTGCCGGAACTTCATTCTTTAGAGCTTCATTAATAAAATCACCCACAGGCAGTTCCATGTGACGGATAGCCAATGCACGGTAGATGGTTTCTTCAGCACCTTCTACAAGTGTGCCTGCAGTAGTTTGAACAGGGGTCCAAGTTCTTTTACGATTAAGGAGTTTTTGATAAGGGTTCATTCGCCGCAATTACAATCAGGAGCA